ATTTCTCTGCTGCTATTCCAAAGGAACTACAAGAAAAAATTGCTGCTGGCGGTGAAGGTGCAATGCAAGCAACAATGCAAGCCATGAATGCAATGTCGCAAGGAGTGTTTGCTCAATCTGCTCTTGCAACCACTAAGATTATTGAGCAAGCACTTGCAAAACAGCAAGCCGCATTTGAAGCAAAGTTGCCTAATATCATTAAGCAACACAACGTCTCCGATGCTTTACGAGAAGATAATCCTGTACTTAACAATCCTGCTGTTGCTCCTCTCGTCTCTGCGATGGAACATCAGCTTACAATGAAATTCCCGAATGCAACTGCATCCGAGATTAAAAAACAAGCACAGCTTTATATCTCAGGTCTAGGTGCAGTTTTCTCGCCGCCCAAGAAAGAGGAAACTTCAACCACTAAAACTGGTGAGCCTGACTGGGGAACTTTCTTTGATTTGCCTTCTTAATCTTAATCACCTATCGGAGATTCACAAATGACTACTGGTATCTTTACCTCTGCTGCATTTACTGCGGACATGGCGAAGAAGTCTTTCGCCGGCATGATCGCTCGCTTGATGCCTAACGGCACTGCACCATTGTTTGGTATTACCTCGATGTTGAAGTCGGAAACTGCTGCGCAGTATGAGCACGGTTACTTTGCCAAGACTATGCTGTTCCCGCAAGTACAGTTGGGAGCTGCGGCTGCTCTTGGCGATACTACTCTTACTGTTGTTAGCTCCACTAACGTGCTTCCGGGCATGCTGATGCGAGTTGACTCCACTGGCGAGAACATCATCGTTAACAGCATTACTGATGCCACTCACATCGTTGTAACTCGCGGTGTTGGTACTGTTGCTGCGGCTGCAATTAGCATTAGCGTGTACCTGTACCAAGTTGGTAACGCATTTGAAGAAGCTTCTGTGCGTCCGCAGTCGCTGATTATCAATCCGGTTCGTATCAGTAACCTCACTCAAATCTTCCGTAATTCGTGGGCGATTTCTGATTCTGCTCGCGCAACTCAGATGATTGCGGGTGAAGGTAATGTGGCTGAATCGCGTATGGATTGCGCCGCGTTCCACTCGAAGGATGTTGAAACTTCTCTGCTGTTTGGTCAGAAGTCTAGCTCTACTCGTAATGGTCAGCCGTTCCGTACTATGGATGGTCTGGTTAATATTACTGGTAACCTGACTTACTACCCGTCTTATATGGCTGCTACCAACATCAGCACTGCTGGTAGCACTACTAACTGGACGCAGCTGGAAGGTTTCCTAGATCCTGTGTTTAATCAAGCAACTGATCCGAAGCAAGCTAACGAACGTGCTCTGTTTGTTGGTGGCACTGCCAAGAAGGTTATCAATAACATTGGTCGCCTGAACGGTCAGTATCAACTTGTGGATGGTCAGACTAATTGGGGCCTGCAATTCTCCACTTTCAAGACTACTCGTGGCACCTTCCGTGTTATTGAGCATCCGTTGTTTAACAGCAATGCTTCGTGGTCTAAGATGGCGGTTGCAGTTGATCTGTCCACGTTTGGTGTTGCGTACCTTGGCGATCGCAAGACTCAGAACAAAGAATTTAACCAAAATGGCAACGTGTCGGATAACGGCATTGATGCTGTTGGGGGTACTTTGACTTCTGAACTTACTTGCCTTGTCAAGAATCCTCCTGCTAATGCGGTTGTTTATAACCTGACTGCCGCTGCTGTAGGTTAATAAGTTTCATGCGGGTTGGAGAGATACGAGAGCAACCTTGTATCTCTCCTTTTTTATTTTTAAGGAGAGTTTGAATGTCTGAACCGAAAATGGTTAATCTGTACTTGTCTACATTTCCTAGCTGCCGGTATATTTACAAAGATGGCACTGAAGCTGTGTTTGTAAATGGTAAGTATGCTACAGGTGAGCAGAATCGAATCGAAGAACTAGATGCTGAAGTTGCTGCCCGCCACCCATATATTTTCACTGACAAGGACAAGTTGCAGATCGATGAAAAAGAGCTTGATCCGATGGAAGCGCTGAAGAAGAAGATTATTGCAGAAGCGATTGCTAGTGGAGAAGTAGTTTCTAGCTCCAGTAGTTCAGATCAATCGCCTGTGAAGCCTTCCTCTGTTGCAGCTCTCTCTGGGCTTGTTAAGCCTAGTATTTCTAAGTAACTAAATTTTAAGAGTATACACAAATGGCCACCTTCGCAGAACTCTGTAATAGCGTATATGATATTACAGTAAGACCAGATTTGGTAAATGAGACAAAACTGGCTGTGAAGGCGGCCACTCTTAAAATGCATCACTCAGATTACTATTACAAAGATTTGGTAGAAGATTCAGTCACCTTTGGTACTTCTGAATTCTTGCAGCAATTAGATGTAAAAGCTCTGTTTCCCCATTTCCGAGCAGTGAAGTATGCCAGACGTTATGATAACTCTGGTACCGGACAAGCGATGAATTTCTTTGATATTCTTACTCCGGGAGAATTGATTGATGCCTACGGAAACGACAGAGTTAATGTAGCTTATATGGCTGGAGATGTACTGAATATAAAATCAAGAGAAGCTTTCCAGCACATGCTTTTTAGTTACTACAGAAATCCAGATATTACAGAGTCTGGATTTACTTCTTGGATTGCTCGCGATCATGAGTTTGCTATCATCTATGAAGCAATTAGAACCATCTTTAAATCCACTGGATTCGATGAACAAGCAGCTGCTTATGAAAAACTTGTAGCTGAGCAGGTTGGCGAGTTGAAACTTTCTAACATTCAAGCTGTGGGGTACTAATTATGAGTGGAAGCGCTTGGAAACCTTCGGTACCTTCAGCTGTAGTTCCAGTTCCGGAGTATATAACGGAAGAAGATATTCATGCAGCTGATTCTAAGACCCCTCCTGTAGATGCAGATGAAATTCCGTTACTTGATTCCGCAGAAACTTTTTCACTTAAGAAACTGACGTGGGCAAACCTGAAGGCCGCGATCCTTGGCTTATTTTCACCAACGACCGGCGCAGGTTTGGTTGGTTTCATTCAATCAGGAACCGGAGCAGTAGCTAGAACGGTTCAGGATAAACTGCGTGAGACTGTTGCGGTAAGCCCCAAAGACTACAGTGCAGTAGGTGATGGAGTTGCAAATGAAGTGACGCCATTCACCAACGCCAATACAGCCGGATCTTCAATCGTAGTCCCGCCGGGAACCTATCTGCTTTCCAGCAATGTAACCTTCACCAAGCCAGTAGAAATGCTTCCTGGTGCGCTCCTATCGATTCCTACTGGGGTAACAATTGCCTTCAACGGGGGCTTCAAGGCTGGCGTATGGCAGACGTTCTCATGTTCCGGGACTGGGAAAGTTACCTTCGCAGAATCAAAGACATCATACGGCTACGCGGAATGGTGGGGCGCTATTTCGGACGATGGCTCTGCGGGTACTCAGACCATTAACACGGCAGCAATCAACGCCTCTTTGGTTGCCCTGCAAAAAGTCGAGTTGATGCCTGCTGATTACTTCCATGATGGCACGATCAACCATTGGACTCCGGGCGTCGAGTTCAATGGGGCAGGATCACGTTACGATTCAGTCTATGGCCCGAAACCAACAAGGCTCCTTTACACGCAAGCCTCTGGAACCTGCCTTCAAATTGGTCCTATTGTTAATCCCGGGACTATTAACTCGTTCCCGCGAGGAATCAAGACATCTGGGATTTTTGTTGCCAGAACTGTAGCTCCGAGTGTTTCTTCAGCGTCTCCGACAGTATCAATGAAGTATGTGCTGGAAGCAGAGGCGAGGGACATGGCCGCTGCCGAGTCGATTAAAACATGGCAGTTTGTTGGAACTGTTGGGTGCCGTGTCATTGACTCCACCGCAATTAGGTCAGTAGCCGGAACTGGAGGAACAGATTCATGGCTCGGGTTCTATGTTGATGGGCTGACAGATGTTATTGCAGCCGGGGGGAACGCGTCTCTTTATCTCGTCCGCTGCTCTGCTTCGTGCAACATCTCATCTCTCCAAACTGGAAACTCCACCGGCTTCTATCTCGGTGGTGCATTTACCGATGCCTTCTTGATCTGGCCGGAAACTGTCCATTGCTACAATGGCATTCAGGTGATAGGTAATTCAGGGACTGGTAATACTTTCACTAATACAGATTTGCACATCGATCACCCTGTATTGGATCAGTTCCACAACGCTGGAATTTACCTCAGTAATATAGCCGAGGCTGGGTCTGTTGCGATTACGGAGCCCTATTTTGGACCGGCTAGTGACTCACGGGCCTCGCTGTGGTTCTCGTCATGTCCAGGTGGCGGTAGTGTAGCCGGAGGCCAGTTTGTACATGGCGGTGCTCCGAATTCTCAGCCGATCATCATCAGCAGTTCGTCTGGAGTTGTGATTGACGGACCTCAAATTCTTGAGGCTGGAGCGACATATTCTGTAGTCGGATTGTCCAATGCCAACAACTGTGTAATCAAGCCAAAGATCAAGAATAAGTCAGTGACAGCCGCTGCTGCTGTGCAGCTTTCTGGAACCTGTACCGCAAACAAAATCGAACCTGTTGTGATGGGTAAGTCCAATGCGTTTACGTATGGTATTCAGGTTGTTGGAACTGCTGATGATCGTAACGAATATGCCTGTTCAATCATTGATAGCGCCTGCCTCAATGGTGGTTCTGGTTACAAGCTACACAGAAATGGAGTCTCGATCACGGCGACAGGATTGAGCGGGACAAACCTTGTTAGTGGTGTAATGACTTAGGAGATACCATGGAATACCTGAACGACATCATCTCGCTGGCGCAGGTTGTGGCTGGCTATCTTCCAGACTGGCTGGTGATTGCGATACTTTCACCGATTGCGGTCATGTACATCCTATGGATATTCTATCTTGCGATCATGAACCTAAAGAGTGCAAAGGACGCTGGAACCATGACGAAGGTAGCCTATTCGCTAGCACTCCCAATGTTGGTGGCTGGGTACATTCTGGACATCGTTGTTAATGTGACTATTGGCACCCTCTTGTTTCTTGACTTTCCGCACTACAAACGGCTCACACTTTCAGCACGAATGTCTTACCTATACGAACCCGGTAGCACCGCATGGCGTTCAAAGTTATCCGAATGGTTCGCAAGGAACCTGCTGAACAACTACGACCCTAGCGGTCAGCATATAGACTGAAGCTGATATGACATCTCCTGATTGGTATCAGCGCAAGAATGATGCACAGGTTGCAGAACTCCAAGAAACGATGCAACAGCACATTCATCAAGAATTACAGAGAGATACTGCAATGGCAGAACAGTTCGCACAATTACAGTTAGAAGTTAAAAAACTTAATACTCAGATGGCATTAATGTTGGAGATACTTGCGCAGACTAAAGGCGCTTTGAGATTTATGAAAATTCTTGCAGGTTTTATAGCTACTGGAGCTGCTGGCTGGGCTTGGATTGTTTCAAATCTCCATATTGGAGGTATTAAATAAAATGGCAAGACAGACTGTACGTACAAATCTTTCTGTAAAAACATTTCCATTCCTCTCTGAGCATTCTGGCAGAGGAATTATTGTACGTCAGTACGATCAGAATTATCAACCAGCAGTTACAAGTAAAGAAGATGAAGATAAAGATATAGGAGTCCCAAGTCTTTTTTACGGACATAATATTATTCCTACATCTCAAGGGTATCAATCTGTTGGTTACAGTTCTAAAGTAGCTAGAGGAGAATTAACAGTTGGTACTTATATAGATCAAACCGTACAATTTGTACAACAAACTACGGATAATTTTGGCCACGTTGGAATTGCAAATGACGGTAGGTTTTATGCTGTCACAAGATTTGCTGCATCCTCTTGGACAGGCGCTGGAGCTGTGACTGGATATATTCCGGGAGTTAGTAAGCTTACCTCAGCAACTGTAAATGGCGTAACTTATATCTACGTAGCTAACATAGGTTGCTGGAAAGTAGCTAGTACTGTGTATCCATTTGTACTCACTCCAGTTACACTTACAGGACTTACTGCATCAGAGATTCGTGGTATTATGGCCTGCCAAGGATACTTAATTGCTTGGTCTAATACTGGAGTTGTTTGGTCATCTCTTACTGATCCTACAGATTTTACTCCATCGTTGTCTACTGGAGCTGGTTGAGGCTCTGTACAAGAAATCAAATCTGCTATT